GTCCCGGTAGAGCTTAACCGTATTGCAGTATACAGGCACAGAGAAGTCCGCCCCGCCAAACTCGTCGTACGTGAAGGTCGCCGACTGGCTTACCCCAGGAAGCTCGAGCGCGTCAAATATCCTCGCGAAAGAATAGTCAGAATGGTACTTGCCGACCACTTGACTTTCGTCGTCCCTAGACTCACCGCGTATCGTAAGGAACTTCTGACGGCCTACGATATGGATCGAGTAGATGTTAAATGTCGCCCCCTCCATCTCGAAGATATCGTCGAAGTCGAGGCCAGGAAAGAAGCGCATAGCCAACTCCACCTTGACCTTACCCGTCTTCTGATCGTTGATGAATTCCTCAGAAGCACCAGCCGACGGGGTTCCGATATACTTTACTGTGCAGAAAGCTTTTTTATAGAATGCTATCTGCTTATTTTGAGAGCCATACTGGTCAACTACAATAGAGTTTCTATAAAAGGAAACAGGCACATTCATATGGCCCGCGCCAGTGACTGATGCCATCTTAGTATTTTTTTGCTGATGCTAAAAGCCTGTCTACACCCTCCTTTACCATCGTCGTCACGCCGCCAATATGCTCGGCTTCGCGCTGGTTGTAGTAGTGGCCCACAAGGAGGAGGATCGCCTCCAAAGCCTGGTTAGGGGCCTGCGAAGGAAGAGCACCCCCGCTCATAGTGAACTTGAAGGTCTGGTCGCCAGACATCTCCATGTCGGAAGGGATTTCGTCGATGTGAATTACGTAGGGGTAAGACACATTTTGGAACGTATACGACGGAATCGACTTGTATGTCCCGTCAGTAGAATAATACTTTGCCTCGAGGATGTCATTGAACATAACCAACCCTCTTAGCTTGATCTCAAACTGCGAAGTTCCAAAAGAAACTACAGTCTCCTCTTGGTTCGACCGGAAGATCATCGAAAGCCTCGACTCAACCATAGAGATGGCCGCCTTCATATAGTAGGCAATCACATCGGATTCCGTCTCGTCATACAGCCTTAGGTGCTTTCTGACAATGATTTCCGGTATGAATTGGTCTGGGACGACTTGCTGAGATACTATTTCGTATTTCATGGATTAAATATAAAAAGAAGGGGAAGGATTTCTCCCTCCCCCTCATGGCGTCCTAAAGTATCTTGTCGGGTAAATTAGGCAGGCATAGAAGCAACCCCGTCGAAGCACTCATCCTGCAACGTGGTCACAGACTTGTACACGTTAGCGAGGATCCGAACAACACCCAAGTGAGCATCGGTGTACGGGTCGATAACGAGGTTCAGACCGCCCCACTCGCCGGTGACGAGCTGCGTGCTGTCGAACATAAAGAACTCGCCTGCGGTAACGCCAGAGTAAACGACGGTCTGGTATCCCAACACGTCCTTACGATCCATCGGGCTACCTGCGAAGAGCAGACCGCTACCTGCGTCCAAGCTCAGCGTTCGAGCAGCGCGGTAAGCGTTAGGAGCGCACAACACCTTCACGTTGGAGAGGTTCACGTCGCGGCCCAACAACTCCTCCTCGAGATTGAGCGGGTTCTTGGTCGTAGCGTTGAACGTATCGAGCGTTCCGGCAGAAGTTTGGTTGTATGCCGCGCCGGTGGTAGAAGTACCCTTGATAGCAGCATACACGTCGTCAGAGAACTTCTTGTCGACGGCCTTACGGATTTCAGCTGCGATGAACGCACCCATATCGTCTGCGCTCTGAGCCAACAGCTGCTCGGTAGCACGAACGTATGCGCTGTAGCGAGAAGGAGACAGCGTCTTGGCGGCGAACTCGATGTTGTCGCCAGTAGCTGTAACTGCTTCGTTAGGCTTGGTAGCAGCAAGCTTCACGCCAGGCTTAGCAACTTGGAACACCACGTTTCCGCTCAAACCGGAGAGGTTGCGCACGCCCAACTGAGTTGCGATATCCTGCGGCATCATGTACGGGATCAAGCCAGCGTCCATCGTGCCTACCGTTCCGCCCCAGGTGTGGTTCGTGCTGCTTACCGTAGCAGCAACAGACATGGGGTCGCCGTGCGTACGCAAAACCATCGACGGGATAGAGATGCCGCCAGACACATTGATCTTCGCGCTCGTGAACTCGTTACGAGCTTCGGCGTTCATCTCTGCCTCAAGGCCCGTCAGACGGCCCTCTGCGGCTTCTCTGATAGCCTTACCGAAAGAGAAACGCTTGGCGACATTCGCCTCAGAGTCGCCCAGGCTCTGGATGTATGCGGGCGTGGTTGGGTTTTCCATTGTGTTATTGGAAGTTTGGGTTTGAATTTCTGGTGAGAAGGGTTGTGGTAGAATACTGTTGTCTACGAGTTTTTGGAATTCCATCATGCGTGAAATGGCTACATCTGTGGTTGGGTAAGCACCTTGGGTGGTTGGAGAGACATCGTAAAGCTTCTTTACTCTTTCGATGATACGCAACGGCTGGCTGCCGCGCTTCTCCCACCGATCCTTCTCAACCGTGAATCCAAACGACGACGTCGACACGTTGCCCGTACGGATATTTTCTGCGAGGTCTTTGGCGTAGGACTGGTTGCCCAGCTTGAAGCGGTACTTCAGGCCCTGGCCGTCGTCCCACAACTCCAAGCCGCGACCGACACGGGCGAGAGGCATATTCCAGTCGTGATTGAAGAGGGCAACAACGTTGCTCATATCGGCTTCGCTGAACGCCCCGCGAGATATACGCTCTACGAACTGACCTCCGATTTCCGCCTCCTCGTCGTAGCGAGCGGCATAACCCTCGATGGTTACACCGTCCTCTTCGTCGGCACGGAACTCACAGGCGATAGATCTTGCCTCGAGGTTGTTGATGGCAGAACGCTCATCTACCATCTCTTCCTCCTCATCAATGGGCTGTTCCTCCTCCATGGGTTCTTCAGCCATAACCTCCTCCATCACCTCCTCGACAGCGTCTTCCACTGCCTCGATGATAGCCTCGGCAAGGTCTTCCATGTCGATGGCACGATTCTCTTCCATCTCCTCAACTTTAGAACGGCTCCAAGTCAAAGCGGGTTTGCCGCCCCACATAAGGTAGCTGATCGTCCCGCAAGCCGTGGGATCGTCCTCGTTGTAGTAGGTTTCTGCTCTCGATAGGTAGGAGTACATACGTACAACCCGATCCTCCGAAAGAGACTCGCCAGAGGAAAGGATTCTTGCCGTCTCCTTGCCTACAGCGGTAGCGCACTTGCCTCCGTTCTCCTCGTTAAGATCCAGGCCCCTCTTGGCATTTGAGGTCATGACCTCGGGGTAATCTGAATATGGCATTACGAAAGGTTTTTCCAGGTGGTGGTAGCAGCCAGTGCCCCTGCAACGGTAGAACCGTGGTAGGCAACAGCATATTGGTAAACAGCCTTTCCAACGCGGAAAGAAGCCGCACCCGTAGCTGCATTAGTTCTAGAACTAGCGTCCGCGTGACCAGCCGACATAGCTACAGAGATATTAGGGCGATTCGGCCCCACGTAGCCCAAGCTGTCGATGAATTGATCGAGAACAACTTTTGCCTGAGCAGCGGTGGGCGCCGTAGGTCCCTCGTGGTAGAACCAGTAGTCACCGGATACAGGAGAGCCCGCAGTGCCTGAGGCAGCCGTAGAATGCTTAGTTCTTACGTTTCTGAATTCATACAGGAAGATTGCCATTGTTTATATTTTTAGTTACTTTGTCCGCGTAGTTGTCCATAGAAGCCAGAGGGATCTGGTTCAGCTGGATATGGTGATTGTCTCCGCCGTCGACAGGAGAGAGACCTTCACGTGACCTGACCTCGTTTATAGACAATACACCGTCGGAAAGAAGTGAATGGTAGTATGTCGCTCGAGCGGATGAGTCGGCACGCAGAAGGCTGTCTACGTCGAAACGGCACGAGAGTGAATCGTCGAAACCTAAAAGCTTCCTTTCGAACTCAAGCTCGATACGCTTGATCCAAGGGAGGATGCAGCCCTGATAGAACTGAAGCACCTGCTGCTCGTAGTTGCTGTACGCCGTGTTGCCCTCCATACCAATCATGGCAGGCGGAACCTGGTACATCTGACAAATCTCCTGAGCACTGTACTTCTTGATGTCGATAAACTGAACCTGGTCGAGAGGCAGCGTCATCGACTGGAACTGGAAGCCACCGCCGATGATAGCGATCTTGTGGGCGTTCTCCGTGCCAGCGTACTCCTCCTTCCAACGGTCAGACATCTCCTTGGCGTACTCCGGCTTTATCTGCTCCTTCGTGCTCAAGATGCCACCCAGCATACCCCCGTTCTCAAAGAACTTGTGCCCGTAATTTTGGATGGACTTTGCGGTTTGGATATTTTGAATCTGAACATTGATAGGCGACTCCGAACGGAACGCCTTGATCTCAATGACATTTTCTTGCGGGATAGCACTCGGGGCGCCAGTATACTTGTATATCTTCTCGCCGGTTCTTTCGTTTATCACGAAAGTCATCTCCGAAGAGGGG